TCATAAATTGATTCGTGTTGCAAATTACCACACCAAGGGTCTATGTCTACAAGTAATGATGTTGGGTCTGTAAGAATATTTTCTAATAGCCAAGCAGATGCGTTGCCAGTAAAGACACCTATCTGCAAGAACTTAAGATTCTTTTTGCCCTTAAACTCTGTTAGTCCATTCTCGAAGTCTTGGACCGTTGCATTGTCATAAAACCATTTTGGAAAGTTATCTGCTTTCACTTATTCTTTTTTTCAGCAAGTGACCTTTCATAGGCTCTTTGTCGCCATAGGTCCGCATCTCGTTTGGCTTCTATCTTTCTTTGTTTTGACGCTTCTGATTCTTGAGGCTTAATAGTTCTAGGCTTTATGTTACCACTGCCAGTATACATTGCACCTTGAGGCTTGTAAACTATACCAACATTTTCTCCACCAGGGTTATATATGCCGCCACTTGTTCTTGGTTTTGGTCTTCCTATTGCCATTTTATTTCTCCTTTGTTTTTATTTAGTGATTATCTGCTTTACTCGTCATTTGATTTACGCAATGGATAGGTAACTGCCCAGGCAATCAAGGTTCCAATAATCGCATAACCAACTACTGTTTTAGCGGACCCATCAAGAACAACCCAGGCAATAAACATACCTAACAGTGTCCATAATTGGTCAATCATATCTTTTAATATTTTCAAGATGCTCTCCTTCTTGATGCTCTAGGTTTATCATTACCCGCCATAGGCCCACCTGCTGGGCTACTTGGAGTAGGCGCAGATGTTCTAGTTGTGCCACTTGCTGCCATAGTCGCTGCACCAACGGCAGCCTGAGTAGCAATAACAGATGCAATAATAACTTTCTCTGATTCTTCTCTTTCTTCTTCAGACATATCAGCACCAATGTTTGAAAGAGCAGTAAATACTTCTGCTGGATTATCAAAGATTGCTGCAATTAACTCTGCAGGATTTTCTAATAATTGAAGGGCTACTACTGTGCCAGCCTCAAGGACTACACCATTCTCTAATTGAACTGGTGTCTCAGGTGCAAGAGTTTCTAAATCAACTTCATCTGCTTGTGCAACTTCTAGTTCTTCTTCAGCAGGCAGTTCTTCTTCTTCAATAGGTAGTTCTTCTTCAACGGGTGGTTCCTCAACTGGGACTGGGGCTTCCTCTTCTACATCAGGAGGTTCCTCAGCCTCTACAGGAGGCTCTTCTATTTCAATAGGCGGTTCTTCTACAGCGGGTGGCTCTTCTACCACTACTGGAGGTTCTGGTTCCACAACGGGTGGAATAAAGATAATAGCAGGAGGTTCTGGAGCGGGAGCGGGAGGCTCAGGCGCAGGAGGTGGTGCAACAGGTGTACTAGTATCTACTGTTGCAGTAGTTCCATCAACTGTTGAAGTGTTTGTATCAACTACTACTGTGTTTGTATCAACCACTACAGTACTTGTATCTACTACTGGTGGTATTAAGTTGCTACTTAAAGTGTAAGTTCCTATTGGTGTTTGACCAGCAACTACATAATTGTAAGAAGTAGCACGAATTGTATAAGTATCAGCGTTTAATGTCCCACTAATTGCAGATGCAAGCCAGTTATTTTGAGAATGGTTACTATCATCATCTCCCCTAATAGGGTTGACGGTAGTGCTATCAGCAACGCCACGATATAACCATATCCAAGAATCTACCCAAGCCACACGCTCTACTGTTTGTGAATCAACCACTTCAAATCGTGGTCCAGTGGTAGTAGTAATTGTATAGGCTGTTGTTGTATCTACTTGAACTACTACATCTACATAGGCAGTTGTAGCATCAAGATTAATGATTACATCTTCGGCACTGGCAGGAGTTGGTATAAAGAGTAGGCTAATCCCTATTACTAATGAGTAAATAAATTTGGTCAATACGGGTTTCCAATCGGGTAATGCGTCCCTCTAAGTTATGTCCCCCGTTGCCATCAGGTTTAAGTTCTGACAGATAATGTTTTACTAACCATCTAATTGAACCAGCAAAACTGGCTACAATAGTTGCGACTGCTACCGCTAAGCCAGCCCAATCTGTGCTACTCATTATACGGTCCTAACCGTAATCTGAATTACGCCTCCAAACCCATCAAACCTTTTATCAGGTGGGGTCATACGTGTAAATGAGATTTGTTCAATAACTACTTGACGACTTTCGCCAGTAGTAAGGTCTTGGAAAGTAACAACATCGCCACCTTCTTCTACGTTTTCTAGCAGTTGCAATCTTTGCAATGCTTTACCTTCATAACCAGATACCACATTGTATCTATCTGTTTCAATATCAAAACAGTAAACAGGAAACTGCATAGTTCTTTGGCGAGGTGTAGCAATAGTAGCCTTGGCTTGATAGCCTTTAAATATAGGACCCGCACTAGTAGTTGTAGCATCACGATTAAGAATAAACTTATAGGCTACATACTCTTGCGCTGTATCAGGATTAGATGTACCTACTTCAACTGCAGTTACTCCTGCTTCGTAGGTGATATGGTCATACTCAACACCATCTTTATCTACAGTCTCAAGTACTAATGAGCCTTTAGTAAAGTCTCCACGAGCAAGTAAACGCTTGAAGTTCTTAGGCTCTAATGTTCCATAGCGAATGTAACCGCTAGTAATAAAGCCAGTAGATGCTAGAGTAGCACTTGCTTCAATGTTAATGCTACCTACCTTATTAACCTTACCAACAGGTGATACGGCAGTAGATGCTACGTTAGAGGCAGTCTTAGCATAGGTAAATGTAGTAGTAGTTGGCACGCCAGTAACCGTGTACTGACCATTGAATGTAGAGTCGACACCTTCTACCCATACAGAATCATCAACGGCTAAGCCGTGTGCTGCAGATGTAGTTAAGGTTGCTACGTTAGATGTGAGTGCTTTGTTGCTTACTGAGCCAGCATTAACTGCCGTAGTAGCAAATACTAATCGGTCTGTTGTACCAGCAAATGCACAGGTTACTGTGCTATATCCTGATGTACCGCTGACATATAAGTCATTAGCGTAAGCAAAGCGTAGAGTTTCTATCTCATTACCAAGGTCAATACGGAGAACTCCTGCTGCACCATCTACGCCAGTTGCACACCAGATGAATCTGTCTCGTGCAGCAAAGTCATAGCAAGGCTGAGTGGTTTCCACAATAAGTGGACCATAGTTAATGGAGCCGTCTTGGTCTGAGACAACTGCTGCACGGATTCCTTTGTTAGTACCTATCATCATATAACCTAGGTAGTAAAAAATCTTATGGATAATCTCTCCAACTGGCATCTCTGCTGCAGTAATAGCAGTAGTAAGAGTTGGCATAACACCAGAGGTATTAAGAGTAAATTTAAATATGCTTGACTGGGTGCCACTATAACCTGCTATGTAGATGGCTGGACCAGAAGCGGTAATACTTGAGAATACAATATCGGTATCGCTGTGTGTGTACACAGGGCTTGGAAGGCTAGATGCAGATGAAGATATTTCATATATCTTATTGTTAATACCCATAACAATGCGGTCTTTAACATATTCCATAACAGCAGTATTTACAGTAATACCATTGTCGGTAATCATAAGGGTATCACCAGCACCAGAAACACCAGTTAATAACTTTTTATATATACGCAATCTTGGAGTACCGCTAGCAACAATATTGGTAATCCAAAAGGCATTAGTACCATCATCACATATAGCATTAACTGCATAATCAGTTCCTGCTGCATAATCTAAGAAATGTGTAACAGTTCCATCTTCTGCAATCTTATCTACATCGTACTCATCCCAAAGTAATACACCATTAGTTGTGCCATATCGGATTGAACGAGCAATCTGAAATGGTTTACCATTGGTCTGAATTGCACCAGTTGTATAGTGTGTAGTAGCGGTGTCTTTAAGTAAGGTTACTTGTCCCTTAGTCCAAACATTAACACCCTTGCTATCTGTAAATCTATAGTCAACAGTCTCACCAGCAGATGGGTCATAGAATTTAATACCTGAACCAGAGTGGAATGATGATTGAGAACGTAACCACCAGCCAGTAAGTGATTGCTCACCTGGCTCTTTACCATTATCAAACTGGTCTTTTTTGTAAGGAGCAGTCTGTCTGATGTAAGGACGTGCATCATTTATGGCATAGAAGAATGGTTGTCCACCAACTGCTACATCATAGGAATCAGATGTATTCTGCCAGTATGTACTTGTAGAAACAATACCAACATCAACGGCAATTGCTTGATTGGCACGACCTTCGGTTATATCACGACCAGCCACAGTGCTCCTTAATTAAGAAAGTAAAAGTTTTGCTTGTTCTTCTGTAATGCCTAAGCGGTCAAGTAAATCTGCTTTAGCCTGAACCCTAGTAGCATCTCGCTCTGCTTTCCATAAATCAAATTGTGCAAAACCATCATCAAATTGTTTTTTTGTAATTGGTAAAACTCCTTCATCATAAATGATGGAATCAAAATCATCAGCAGTTATTACCCAACCGCCATTTGGTATTAACATCATCAATACATCAGAACCTTTTGCCATAATTAAACTCCTGTAATCTCTAATAAAGTCATAACAGACAATGAACTATCAATTTGCACCTTAGCATTACCGCCAGTGCCTTCACGCTTAAATCTAGTTTTGTAAGTTGTTGCTGATGTGGTGGCTGGAGCATCTAAATAATTTATGCTTGTGTTGCCGATATTTACTTCTAAATTACTGCCTGTATAGGCAGCATAACCAGTAATTTTTGCAATATCACTTCCGCCTCTATTTAATTGTATTGTAATAGCATTATCGAGTGCGCTTGTTGCAGTTTTTCCAAGACCAGCCTGAGTGCATAAAACTAAGATTTTATTACTTGCTGATGATGGTGTTATTGTTGCGGTTAATCCAGTATCAGCAAGCGTTGCAGATGTGCTTGCTGTTTCTGTATTATAAGTGGCTTGCACAATTTGTAAAATTTGCAAACTGCTTGCAGGTGCAGCCCAACTGGGGATACCTGATGCCACAGTGAGTACATTTCCTGTGCTACCAATTCCTAATCTAGCAGGGGTATTAGCACTAGATGCATAGTAAATATCACCTGTAGTTGTAAGGGTAGACTTTGCAGTCTTTGCATCTAACTGTGTCTGGATAGCAGAGGTAACACCATCTACATACCCTAACTCAGTTGCTGATACGGTTGAGGGTGCAGGTGCTGCACTCGCTATATCTCTTGCTTTAGTCATTGGTTGTCCTTACTTAGTTAGGGCTGCTACTTCTTCTGCTGTTAAACCTAGGGATAGCAGTTTCTGTTCTGCTGCTCCTTTTGCTGCAAGACGTGCTTGCTCTGCTGCATCTTCTTCTGCTTTGCGAGCAGCGTAAGCGATAGCATCTGCTTCTCTTTGAGCAATTTCCTCGGCAGTTAGTTCCACCTCAGTTTGCTCTCCTGTTTCACAGTTGATTATTAGTTTAGTTGGCATTGTTTCTCCTTAGTTGTTATGAGTTTTTGATTCCGTATAGGTAAAAGGTTGAACCTGTTTTTAAATTGCTGCCTTGATAATTACTTAAAGAAATACTTGTAATTGCTGCGCTATCATTCCATAACCCAGAAAATATAAGCAAGTTAGTATCTGTGCCATTATGTTCGCTGGTACTATCAATTGAAACAGATTTAGACCTAGAACCAGCATAGTTTGGAATATAGACACTTTGATTTGAAAATGTACTTGCAGTTGCAGTACTTCCAGGAGAATACCAATAACCAAACTGGTCTAAAGCAGTACTATATAATCTATCCGCAGTATTTCCATAACTAACAAGTGCAAAATTTGTATAGTTACTACTATTGCTATTAAATCTTAAACCCATATTTACAGAAGTACCTGTTCTGTCAACTCTTACAGATGTTAAGATTTGCAAGTCTTTATAGGTTGAAGGTATAGAACTAAAAGTTACAGTAGCAGTATCACTGCCTAAAGTTACAGCCTCAATTAATTTATATGTATTTGCCATTATGCCGCCGCTATTCCGTAGAGAGTAAAGGTTGAGCCTGTTGTAAAAATATTTAACGAGTAAATATCAATTGTGTTAATTGCTTCGGGTGTTTTGCGCCATACGCCAACTGAAGTCGCAACCCGACCATCATAATTATTCCAACGGGTTAAGGCGGTTTTATATGTTGTAGTATTTGCATAGTTCATAAATTGAGTAATAACAGTTGTATCATTTACAAATCCGTTACCCAGCGCATACATATATGAAACACTTGAGAATCTACCTGAAACAGGAGAGCCATTAAATAAAGTTTTTAACTCAGTTGATGAGTAATTAGAAGTGCTATCAGAGTTTAATCTGTAATAAAAAGCAGCCGAAGAAACATCTGAGTTGCCATTAAATACTAAAATTAAATCAGTATAACTACCACTTATTGAACTAAATGTAACCGTTGCCGTGGCGCTACTTAAAGTAGTTGTTGCTATTGGTTCATATGTTGAGCCTGCGGCCATTGTTATGCCCCCCTAATTCCGTATAAGGCGAATGATGAGTACTGGACAAAGTTGTTACCAGTTAAGGTAATTGAAGTAATAGCAGATGTTGAACGCCATAAACCTGAACCAAACAAAATGTAATCTATTGCTGATGCTGCGTTACTACTTACTCCGCTTAATTGTCTTGTTGATTTGTATTTACTTGTATCGGCATAATCTAAGATATCAATTACCTGTGCACCAAAGACGTTGGCTGTCATACCACCGCCTGCCATATATAATGAATCAATATTGGCCCTACTTGCACCCGTTGTATAGCCAACGGCACTGGAGCCATCACCTAGTAAAAAGTGCGCATTATATGATGAGGCAGTATCTCCGTTAAAAGTCATTTGTACACCTACTGTGTCATTGTTTGCACCATTTTTTCTTGCTATACCTCTAATTTGTAAATGTTTGTAAGTAGACGGTATTGAACTAAAAGTAACATCAGCCGCACCACCTGAGCCAACAGTAACTGTCGCTATTGAATCAAAAGAGGTATCTGATACAGGAACAGCAGAGTTACTTGCAGAACTATACTCACTATTACCAGTTTGGTTAACACCAGCAACTGAGACAGTATAAGAAGTTCCAACAGTTAATCCAGTTACGCTAATAGGGCTAGTTGAGCCAGTAGCGGTTATATTACCAGGATTAGATTTAGCAATATAAGAACGAGTTGGTCCACCTTTGCCAGATGAATCAGCAGTAAAAGCAATAGATATAGACGCTCCACCAGCAGTAGCCGTACCAATGGTAGGCGGATTTGGTATATCTAATACCTTACCTTTAACTTTCGAGAGACGACCTGATGCCATAGTTTACGCCACGATTCCGTATAGGTAGAAAGTTCCGCCAGTGTATGTTACTGAGCCGCCATATGTAACTACCACAAGACTAGTAACCGCAACAGGGTCAACAAATGCATCGTGTTCATTTTCTGCAACAGCATAATTATAACTACAAGAAACTTTTTTAGGTGTAGTTTTGTCTACATCGTAAATTTTAAAACTTGTTGCTTGAGAAGCAGCAGTAGAGCCGCTTATCAGAAATCTAGTATCTGTGCCATTTTCTGCTCCTGCAACATAATTGCCTGCTGTTGAATTATTGTTAGGTCTAACTGTAATGTTGTCGGCACCACTTTTAGTTATAGCCTTACCAGTTAACCATAAATGTTTATATCCAGAAAAAGCATTAAATGTTACGCTTGTTCCAGAGGCAGACTTGCTTTCAATCAGTTGCCATTCTTCTCTATCTATTGCACTTACGTTACTTGTAGCCATTATGCAATCTCGCTTCCAAATGCGTTGAATGATAGGTTAGCAGATGAGGCATATACTGTAAGTACATCTGTAGCACCAAGTGTTACGCCTACTGTAATGAATGTTGAATCAGATGCAGCCACTGTTGCTCCGTACACAATGTACTCTTCTGCAGATAATGCAGAGCCAGCCACACGTACTGCAATACGGTATGTAGCAGCAGATGATGCTTGGTTACATACTGAGATTGTTGATACTACTGTCTGCGTAGCAGAGGGTACTGTATATAGAGTTGTTGCTGTTGTTGCCGATGGGTTTACTTGCCCAAGGACCTTATAAGTTGTTGGCATTTATTTTCTCCTTAGTTACATTCCACCGAGCATAAAGACGGTTGGCGTTGGGTCTGTTGTGATGGCTCCCCAGGATGCTGCAGAACCATCTGTTGTTAAATACTTACCTGAGTTACCAGTCTGTGAAGGAAGTCCCGCTGCCCACTTAAGTCCAGTTGCTGTACTTGAGTCTGCAGTTAGAACATATCCATCCACACCTACTGTTAACTTACCTGGTGTATCAGCAGCAGTTGCTACTAGTATATCACCCTTAGCATCAAACAATGCGTTAGAGATTGATGTTGCTAAATCAAATGCGGTAAATGTAATTATCTCTAATATGTCAGATGCAGCAAGAGCAGTAAGTCCAGTAATGCTCGAACCATTAGATGCTGTGTAATCTGTACCACGAACTAATAGAACACCATTTAGATATACCTGCTCTTTACCTGCTAGGTATGAAAGTGTTAGACCATTAGCATCAGCACCTGATACTGAAGTCTCTCCGCCAGATGCTACATACTTATAGCGATAGATTTCTGCAGTTGAGGAAATAGAACCCCAAGCAGAACCTGACCAGGCAAACATAGTATTAGATACTGAGTTCCAGTACAAAGCACCAGTAATGAGAGCGTTGCCATCATTGTCCAATGTAGGAGCAGTTGACTTAGCGCCTAGGTATCTATCGTCAAAGTTATCATAGGTTGTCGCAGCAGCAGCAGCGGAGGCTGCAGCAGCGGTAGCAGAACCAGCCACGTTGTCTACATATAACTTAGTAGCAGCGTGTAGGTCTACAGTAGGAGCACCTGACAATGTCAGAGCACCAGTCATTGTAGAACCAGCCTTTAGGACTACTGTGTCTGAAAAGTTGGCTGTGTCATTTAATGCCTGAGCAATTTCATCAAGAGTATCAAGTGTGCTGGGAGCACCATTAATTAGGTTAGCAATAGATGTATCTACATAAGCCTTGGTTGAAGCATCTGTATTAGATGTAGGTGTACCAAGATTAGTAATCTTTTGGCTGTTAGCAGATACTGAGCCAGTAGGCGCAGCCATTTGGTCTAGGCGAGATGTACGAACCTGTGTATCAAAGTCAGAGATAGTTGATGCTGTCTGTGTACCTGTATGGTTAGCACGGGCTAGTGGGTCAGTTGCTAACTTACCTAGTGAGATGGCAGCAGTATTGGAAATATCTGTGTTTACTATTCCACCAGTTAGGGCTAACTTGCTGTAGGTAATACCAGCAGATGCATTAACATCTGCGTTAACAATAGCGCCTGTACCAATAACAGTAGTTAGGCTTACGTTGCCAGAACCATCAAAGGATACGGCAGATGCTTCTACATCTCCAGTCAGTTGAAAGTTACGGGCTGTAGTTAAAGCATTAGCAGTAGTAGCAACAGTTGCTGTGCTAGCAGTACCTGTAAGGTTAGCGGTAATAGTACCTGCAGTAAAGTTACCTGAAGCATCACGGGCCACAATGGCTGATGCTGTGTTAGCAGATGTAGCAGTAGTAGCAGAGTTAGATACCTTAGAAGCAGTTGAGATAGTGGCTAACTTAGTATCTGCAATAGCAGCACTTGCGTTAATGTCAGCATTAACAATGGTACCATCAAGAATCATACCGCTTGTTACTGTGCCTGTATCTGTAGTCTTGACTAGGTTAGCAAGAGTAATTCCGTGTGCCGTTGTAGTATTTTCAATGTGGGTATTAGCCTCACGATAATCCCGACCAATTGCCATATGGCGCACTACAGCACCAGCAGAGTGGGCTACACCAGTAGAACCATCGATACCACGAGTAATAGTAAGAGTGTTGGTTGAGACCGCCGTTACATCTACAATTTCTTCAAGGGCTGTATCTGGGTCAATCACCACCGTAAAGGTTTCACCAGCAGTAATCGTGGCGCCACCTAGTAAAGAAGTTCCTGACACCACAGTTGCTGAAGTACCAGAGTTGGTTAACGCTCCAGACAGAGTTGTCTGTTGTGAGCGTGAGGAGTATTTGCGTGTTGTCATTTATTTACCTATCGGCTGTAGTGGACTCGAATTGGATACAGAGTTTGTTGTCTCTGAGTTTCCTCGTTGAGGCGTTGGGTATATAGGGCGTATAGTTGTTTTGTTGCAGTTTGTGAAGCACCATAAGGACGTTTGCTATCTGTCTCATCTGCCTGTGGGCTAACTTGTGCAGCACGTGCAGGGTCAAGGTAGGTAAGCAAACGATAAGAGGCGCCAAGAACAATTACATCTTTGCAAGAGTTTGGCAAACCAGTTTGTGTTGAGAAGTCTTGAGCATTAGTAGTAAATGGTTCTGGGTCTGTAGCATATACAACCTTAACAGTTCTACCAGGAGTAATATAATCTCCAATAGTTACTGTTTGAGAAGTAGCACCAAATGCGGTAGCATCTGCTTTAGAATCCCAAGACCAGCGACGAACAGGAATCCATTCTTGTGATGGACCAACTGATTGCCACATAATTGTAAGAATATTTTGAATATTTAAACCATCAAAATCATAAGTTGTTTGAGCAGCATTAAATGTAAAGGTAGTTACTTTGGCAGCAAAGATAGTAGAACCAGCAGCATTGATAGTATCGTTGATAGCCTTCTTAATTACATAACGTGGAAATGTAGGTGAGATAGTAACCTTAGTATCTGCTGTGTGTGTAGCAGCAGTAGTACCTAGATAACCACGACCATATGGAGATACAGTTGCTGTATTAGCAATACGGTCAAATGAATCAATCCACAGTAACTCTTCATCAATCTCAACTACGCCTTTACCTAGATTCTCAGTTGAACCTAAAGATAAGATAGTAGGAGATGTAGATGATGATGTGGTAGTAGTAACAGCACTGGTTAAGTGAGTTGCTCTGTCTTGTTGGTAGGTATAACCCGCAAGGTTAATCTGCACCTCATTGATTAAGTCTGTTAATGTAGTTGTCAAGAGGCTATGCTCCTTAATGCGTCAATTGCTGATTTGCCAGTAGTTCCAGCAAGTTCATTACAGATACCATTTAAATCTTTATAAGCAGAAGGTGCTCTACCAGCACTTGCCTTAATGTTTAAGGCTCCAATTATTCCAAGCCCAGATGTTCCAGCCCAAGCATTAGCAGCACCTTGTTCATCTTTAAATACTGTTATTGCTGGGTAAGTTCCACCATTGGCTAGGCGATTTAATTCAGCACATAGAGTGCTACCTGCGGTACCTGTTGGCATTGTTTATCCTATCTAGGTGTAATGATTTTCTTATCAGGGGTGATAAGTTTTGACTTAGGCTCTTCCTTAGGTTTACCAAAGAATGCGTTGTAATAATGTTCATCAAATGAGAACCGCTTCATATGTGGGGCTAATGCACCAGTATGAGCATATAGTGGAATCTCTGCTTTATCGCATAGGGCAAAGAAAAATATATCTTCACCTATAAACTTAGTTCCTCTACCCATTTCCATAAATACTTGTCCATCTTGAGATGCTTCACGAACCTTTGGTACGATACTGCGGTGCATTAATACAAATCCCATACCCGCCGCATCAACCTTAATTAATTGATTTACTGGCATTGGGTGAACTCTGGTTAATCCAAACCCACCCTCATCTCCAACTATAAAGTTAAAGATTGTAGGCATTGGAATCATTAAAGGTTCTTCTGGATTATCTGTAGTAAAATATATTCCAGTAATAATTGGACGCTTTTCAGCATCCTTGTTATCCCATAATAATCTAAACTTCTCTGGACTAATTACTACATCTGAGTCTACCCATAGTAGCCATTCGTAATCAGTCTTATCAAACCAGTAATCAAATACTGTCTGTCTTTGTCTAGCAATCTGGTTGCCCTGACTTCGTAGTGATGTTGCAAACTCTACACCAGACTTTAACATTACATCTGTTACGCCTTGCATAAACTTGCCATCAACCATACCGTTGTCACACCATACAACTGCTACTGAATCTTTTTTACTCATAGTCCCCTATGCCCCTATTTCTTTTTACGTGATACTGCTGCGTTGTCTACTAAGTTTGGATAAGGTCTACCTGCAGCCTTAGCCTTAGCCTTAGCAGCACTCTTCTGTGCTGGTGTTAATTTCTTAGAAGTCTTCTTAGGATTCTTCTTGTCCTAAAATGCTGTTTTCTTTTTCACCATTTCACCTTATCCGCCCAGTATGCTGCAGACATCTTGCCTTTAGCAATATTCTTAGCGTGACGTGCTTTGAAAGATTTCTGTCTAGCAGTAGGTTTTCTATCCCCAGTTACACCTTGCTGTCCAAATCGAATAGTCTTTACTTGACTACCTTCTTTAGCCACTACTACGTGTGACTTAGTTGGATGATTAGGAGTACGTTTTGGTTTATTAAAACCAGATACTCCTACTCTCTTTAATCTTGAATCTTTCATTTGCTCCCCTTAATAACTTCTTTTGTCTTAGGGTCAAGGCGGACTTTCTCCGACCCGTCCTTACGTAGAATAACAATCATACCGTCCCGCATAATTGACTTATTCCAACCGTCGTGACGCTTACGTTGACCCGATGACATTATGCGTTGTAAATTCCTCTACGAGCCATATCTTTCTGATATGGAGTCATAGGTTTTTTAGCCGCTGGTTTTGGTCCTGCAACTCTACCCTCACGTACATTGGCTCTATTTGGGTTAGGAACTGCTGGTTTTGGTTTTCTATCTTCTCGTGCATTAGAATTTCCACCTAACCTTGGCTTTGCGGCACCATATAGGTTTAATGTATTTGTAGCAGGTCCAGGAGAAGCCTTTGGTGTATAGACTGCATTCTGGAAGCGTGTCTCACCATATAGACGACGCACACCTTCAGCGAAAGACGCTACTGCTCCTGCTTGCTCTGAACCTTTGTTCATAGCAGCAATCTCTAGAGCCTTTTTCATTCCAAGTTTCTTAATGCTATTAATTTCAGATTGAGAAACTTTAATATTTTTATTTACATTTTTAGGACGTACTGACTTTGATTTAGCGCTTCCTACTGTTGAAGAAGGACGACCTGCACCAAGTTTTAATCCAGACTTGCTAGGCATATCAGAATTTCTTGCCATTATTTTTTACCTTTCTTTTTGGTCTTGCCTGCTTCAGATAAAGCAATGGCAATTGCTTGCTTTGGATTTTTTACTACCTTGCCACCTTTGCCAGAATGAAGGGTGCCAGATTTAAACTCTTTCATTACTTTAACAACTTTTTTTGTACCTTTAGCCTTTTTCATCTTGTTCGTATACCTTTGCTATTATATCGTTTTCCTATCAGGGCACCCATAAGTTGACCAAATTCTTTATCCTGTTGATTGCGGAGTCTACTTGCTGCTGCATCGGTTCCAGGTCCAGAAGTGTTAGCCATTTCAGTTGTAGCGTTATAGACCCTAACAAAGTCTTTAAATTCTTTACCAACATTGCCAAAGTAACTTGAAGAATTAGATGTATTTTTATAATTCTTATTTACAGTTGATTGGTTGATTCCTGGGCTAGTACGTGGTTTAGGAGTAGCCATATTATTTCTTCTTACCCATCTTCTTCATACCCTTACGCATTTCCATCATCTTCTCAGATTTGGATTCCATCTTCTCACCCTTAGCATAAGCCTTTGCAGCCTTCTTGCCCTTGGCAGTATATGGGAATTTTTTGTTTCCTACTTTTGGCATTAGATTTGTCCTATCTCTTTCATTACGGCTGCGGCTTTTGGAGTTATATCTTTAGTCTTAGGCATAGTGTCCGCATTATACGCTTTACCTAAAACTTCTGAAGCCCTATGCGCTTCTTGTACGTGACGCATAGTTGTTCCTGCTGGTTGTATTCCTTGTGCTCTTGCATCTTTGTAAGCCTTTAATTCAGAGGTCCACTTCTTATCAGAAATATCTCTCTTGGCATCTCCAGAGTTCATCTGAAGTCCTAAACCTTTACATCCAAAACATCCATCAATTGGTTCTGGATGATGTTCCCAATGTTTCATTTATCCCCTTATACTGCAGTAAAGTTTTCTTCTGTAACTCCTATGCCACCAGCAATTAATGCTGCTTTAGTGGTATCATCTACTACGTGGTTATGTCCACCAGCGTAAAACTCTTCATATGTTTCCACACTTGGGTCTAGTGGATAGCGGCTAATTTTATATGAGCCATTTTGCTTCACCACGGAAATACCAACATCTCTTTTATAGAAATAAAACAATCGATGTTTACCGATTGGTCCCTCTTCTACAATAGGTGTTGTAAATATGTAATCTGCCACGTTTCTCCTTAATGAACTTACTCCGTAGCAGGAATATCTCTACTCCTGCTACAGCGTCAATCAACTAAGCGATTGAAGAACCTGATTCGATTCTGTATAGTGCCTCTTCACGGTAGCGAGCAAATCCTAATACGCCGTACCAACCCATTGGGCGGTGACGCATCAAGCGGTCAACTACTGGTCCGATAACTACATGTGGCTCTTCGGCAACTGCCTCAGCCAATGCCTGTTGTCCAGCGATGATTGTGCGGTACACCTTTGCAGATGAAGAACCATCAGTTGCTGAGTACAGACGTGGAGACTCTACGAAGTATGCACCCTCGTATGTTCCAATTTCTCCTGCCCAGATACGGTCTTGAACAGAGCCGTATTGGTTAGGAAGTAACCATCCTGCTGAACCTGTCTCAGCACGTAGGTCGTGGGATACTTCTGGGTGGATACCAGCCCAGTATAGTGAACCCTTACGAGCAACGGCCTTGCCAGCACGTAACTTAGCAACAGCCTTACGGATGTTAGCAGAAGATAGTGTTGCAGCAGCAGTGATAGTTGCTGTTGAAGTTGCAGTTGAACCTGAGTAAATTACATTTGAACCGCCACGCAATGTTGTCATTGCTACGGAGTCAATAGAATCTGCAAGGTTGAATGCAATAATGTTTGCGATTGCAGGGTCAACATCTGCAAGAGAGAATAACTCTAATGCACGAGTTACCAACACTGAGTTACCGTACTCGTTAAGAGTAATGGTTACTGATGTTGGTGTTGACATTGCTACTGCATCTGGGTCAGTTGTTT